GCTGCAATGTCTACTTTGAACTCCCCATTAGAAGATCCTAATATCCTTTCAAGGTTTTCAAATATAGGAGCAAGGTCTGATGTCCCTATCTGACCACCGGCTGCAATTCTCTGTCTCAGCCCTCCGGCACCTAATAGACGACTAGCAGCTAAGTTTTCAGTCCCAGGTCCAAGAACATCAAACAGAGCCTGTAGACCACCATCAATGTTCTTTCCCCCCGTTCTACCCTTCAATTCAGTAGCAATAGATCCAAAGGAAGCCACGGCATCTGGGCCAAACATAGAAGCCTTGTCCATTACACTCTTCAAGGAATTCAATGATTCGATTAGACGTTGGTTGGACACCCCGTATTTGTCGCTTACCTCTTTGTTAGTTTTATTTATTTGTTGAACGGCTGCCGTATTCCCCCCTGTCTGGACAACAAGATCAGCGTTCATCTTCATTAGTCCACCAAGATCTTGACCCGTTCCGATCATCTCAGTGGTGAGTTCCATTATTGCACCATTGTTTATTCTTACACCTCGATCATAGTTCTGAGCGATGGCATTCGTCAACTCTCTCTGACTAACTAAACCATTGCTAAGAACAGTTGAGTTCTTTTCTACACTAGCTTGCAGCTTGGCGTAAGTGGTACCCATCTGAGTAATCTTACGATTGGACTCATCCATCCTCTTGAAAGAGTCTTGGAGTCGGATCATTGGGGTAGCAAACTGAATTAGGGATGTCTTTAAGTTTTCGAGGCCCCTAGTGTTATTCTTAGTAAGTCTCTGTATAACAGGACCATCATCCAAAGCCTTTTCTAAAAGTAATGCAATCTCCTTTAGAATTCCTTGGGAGTCAGGAGGTATATTGGTGTTACTCATCGTTGTATCTCAATTTTTAGGATATCCGTAACCTTGGATATGTTGAATGTGCGGAAGTTGTCTTTACCAAGGAAAGCACCAATAATTCTTTTGTTGTGGTAGTTACAAGCACTCTGGTTCCTGTATAGGTTATTTACCATCATCGAAAACATAGCTTCACTTATTGTATCAAGCAAGACGACGTTGAGTAACCTGTTGTTCTGGGTGGAAAGGAACATCCCGTTCGAGGTCCTTCTGGATGCTACCACTAACCCGAACCTATAACTGCCCCCTGCATAAGTAAGCTGGATGAGGTCTCCTGCTACCAGCCCTAAATATGAAGTCTCACGGACAGAATAATTACCCGTAGTCAGATTAGTTTGAAGTACCGGATCTAATTCTCTAAGTCGTCTCATTGTAACAATCCTGTATTTCTCTGAAATTTATTGACCCAACCAGAGGGTGTCCCGCCTATAACTATTTATAGGATTTAATGATTATGGGTAGTTTAGAACAGGATTTAGTTGAAGTAGTTGATTTGTTGAGTTTCACGTTTAGTTCTGCTTTTGTGGATAAATGGGGTTTTAAATACGGGAAGAGACTTCCCTCCCTCCTCCAGATGAAGCTATTGAGGTGTTTGAATACAAAGCCTTTGAAGATTCACTTGCTTACTAAGTTTTTAGTCGTAGACTCTGGCTTTGGACAAGAAGTTGTAGAAAGTTTCCTGAATGATATTGACTACACGATCTACAGACCTATAATACAAGGAAACTTACAAGAGGTACAAAATGACGAATGACAAAGAGCAGGAAAGGCGTGAGAGACTTGAAGACATGCACGACGCGATGTGGAGTGCTCGGCAAGGTTGGGATACTCCCTTTGATCGTAACGCCCCTTGGGGTCTGTTCGAGTGGGTAGTATTTGGTGGCGCATTCTACTTTATGATAAAGACCATTTTCACACATGGTATTTTCTAAACCATTGGGCACTACTGTGTGCCCTAAATAATTATGACATTTATAAATAACATATCCAACTCAAGAGGGGATGTAATTGATCAGTGCTTACTAAAATATAAGTATAGATACGTGGACAGGTTCCCAGGATTTGGGAATAAGAACCAAGACGCTTTGAACTTCGGAAGTTTCATTCACAAGATATTTGAAGATGGCTATAAGCTGAAGGACATGAAGTCCCTGCTCAAGATAGCCGAGTCTGAGCGCCCAACATATAAAGTACCGTTCACCGATAACGAACGAATGAAGTCTTGCCTTGAGCACTTCCTTGTATGGAACTCCAAGTTAGGTGAGACCATATCGGCAGAAATGTCAGTGTCGGTCCCTCTCGACCAGAAGAATGACATCACGTTCATAGGCATTATTGACCGCGTAGTAAAAGGGACGGATGGAGGCTACCTCGTAATTGATTACAAGACTTCCAAGCGTGAGAAAAAGAAAGCTACGCTTATGGACGATAATCAGCTAAAAGGGTATGCATACGCCATCCATACCATGTATGATGTTCCATATGATCAGATCTACTGCTCCCACTACTACCCAGTCACAGGCAACTTTGTATCCGTCAAGTTCTCTAAGTGGCAAGTAGAGAAGTGGAAGAAGAAGCAGATTGAGAAGGTGTGGATGATTCGCAAGAAGAAGAAAGATGAGTTCTGGGCCAATCAGAATGTGTTTTGTGATTACTGTGAATTTCAGCCCATATGCCATAAGTTCAATACGGAAGCTCAGGTGTGCGTTAGGCTAGAAGAGCAGACGGCACTAAAGAAGAAGTTAGCAGAAGACAAGAAACTCCTAGAAAGCAAGAAAGCAAAGTGACATTCATCAGAAACTACTGCATTACTAAGTTCAAAGACAAAGGTCGTCTGTGCAGTGATGACCGTGAGCTTACTGTCCCATCCCTGTTCGTATCCGATGATTGGAAGAAGCACATGTCCATCAACCTGGAGACGGGTCTTTGGAGGTGTTTCAAATCTGGAGAGACTGGTAACTTCGTAAAGCTGTATTCCCTGCTTGAAAAGATTTCATACGGGGAGGCTTATGAGAAGTTTGTGTTTGAGGACTTCATGGCTAATGGTGGGAAGTTTACTCCTCACAAGCAGATTGAACCCATTGATCCAAACAAGATCGTATCGGACCTTGACGACGCAGCAGACTTCGAAGTTGTTGAGGATCACTACTACCCTACGTCCCGCTTACTGTCCGGGTTCAAGTTCTATAAGGCTACCCAGGGCAAGTATTGTGGGCGATTGATTATCCCGTTTCTGAACCGCCATGGGAAGATGTTCTACTTCCAGGCACGCGCTCTAGGTGACGAGATTCCAAAGTATCTGAACTGTAAGAACCTCAAGTCTTCACAGGTTCTATACCCTTTCGACTACGGTTCATATGAGCCCCTGTACATCACTGAGGGGGTCTTTGATTGCCTAGCCTTACAAGCTGTAGGACTCAATGCTACGTCCACCCTGAGCTGTTTCACGAGCCGTGAACAGATGCTACAGTTGAGCCAGTATCAGGGTCCACTGGTGTGCGCGTTTGATAATGACGATGCGGGTATCGAGGGCCAGACCAAGTTCTTGAACCTCGCTTTGTGGGCCAAGAAGGATGACGTGAAGACCGTCACTCCCCCAGGTAACTTCAAGGACTGGAATGAGATTCTAGTGAAGGAGGGGCCGGACGCTCTGCTGAATGCTACGAGTAATCCTGCCCCATTGAATCATCTTCATCTTGCTATATCAGCGTATGATAAAAGCCAAATCGTTTGATACGATCGTTTGATTGAGAGCGTTGAACTTCAGGCGAGCCACATACGTGCCAGTGAGAGCGCCTAGCGTCCCGTCTAAGAGACTTGGATGAGTTTTTAGTGCCTCAGTATCCAAGGTGAATATCACGGTGTTTTCTGAGGTAATATCCATAAGCCCTGACGTTGCTGAGTAGCCACTAACTTCAATTCTGGCACCCAGGTTACGATCAGTGTTCTTCTTGATGATCTCAATCATCGGATCTGTTACCAACGATTGCTTGAACAGATTAGTAATACTTCTGTCAATGTTAGCGTTTTCAAGTGTGAACTCATTCGTAAACTTCAGATCCACTTTAGATCCCAATACGATATAATTATTTTCCAATCGGGTTGCGACTCTAAATAGTAGCGGTTCCGTAACCCCGAAAAACCTATCTTCAGTCAGAGTAAACTCGTTGACATGGGCATCTAGGTTTGATCCATTAGCCATGAGAACAGACCATACATCAATGTAATCCCCAGTAGCAGAGAGGGTGTTATTGATAACAGTGTTTGCGGAGAGGCTAAACACTCCACTAGGGGTAACCGCTGGGGTATTCAGGACAACAGCATACTTACCCGTTGCGAGCTTGTAGATGCCGCTCGCCTCATTGATAGTGTAGTTGCTAGGGTCGAAGGAAGACGTGCTAGAAGTATAAGCATCCTCGTTCGAGAAGTGCATCAATACCGAGCCCGTTACAGATGCCTTGATCTCACCCCCACTAGCTATTACCGAGTTAGGGTAGTTGTTATCAGACGCTTCGAATATTGAAACCCCCGAAATCGCATATGGGTCCGTATATTGCCCATCATTTATGAAGTACATGATTAGCGCAGTTGGACCAATAACGGTTGGCCGTTCGTGTCTACTCGTTACTTGATTATCGTTGATTTTCATATCAGTCCTCTAATTTCTGCACCTCTTCTGTGTAGAATTGTAAGAAAGCTAACCGCTCTTTCTTATTCATTGTCTTGACATCAGAGTAGCTAAAGCCTACTTTATTTACTAATATGTAGGCTTGGTAAAGAAGGTCCTCTGATGATAAAGATTCGGTTAGCTCACTGAAAAAAAATTGATATCGAGGGGGATTGACATCGTTTCTTCATGCTTGCATTCTGGACACTCGAAAATGAATCTAGGATCTACTCCGTATTCCGAGCTAACAATCTCGGATACAAGCTTCTTTACGTCCATAATGTGCAGACGTTTGATAGCCTTGGAGATAAAAATAGGATCCTTGTTACCAGCAATTGACAGCACAAATCGGTATGCATTCTGGTAGATGGACTCAGTATCCTTCAGGAACGACTCCTCCTTTGATCTTGGAAAACGAATCTCTGCTTCGACATTTAGCTTGGGAAGAGTAATCGTTCTTGGGTCTTCAATGGAATCTGGGACAGTAACCATATTCAAGTGCTTCGACAGGATAAGATCAGTTGTTACATCTGTACTACAATTTGGGCAGGTAACCTTGAACTCATAGTTGTCACCGTAAGATGCCTCTCTGACCTTCATCAAGAGGAAAATCTTATCCATTGACAGCAAGTCTCCTACTTCAATTCCTACAATTGATTTCTCAAGCAGCTTAGATACAATATCAATATTAGCTTCCCGACTACCCAGGATATGTTGCTCATCCAGGTATGTCAATGGACTTATTTCGATCCCTTGAAAGTCCTTATAAAACTTTCCCTTAGATGGTAGATCCAATACAGTGATCCCATCTGAGGTGTAATCAGCAAACAAGTCATTCAGTGCTGACTCTCTCGGGTCTCCACCGTTCTCTACAATCTTAGTGTTCTTACTCATAATACTATAATAGTGTATGAGAATTATAGTTGATAACTTAACTAGCCATCTAGAAACGGATAACCCTGATATTCTAAAAGCGTTACGAGATAAATACTCTTTTTTTGTACCCGGATATCAGTATGCCCCTTCCTTCAAATCTAGAAGGTGGAATGGTAAAAAGCAACACTTCTCTGCGAAGGGTAAGTTTAGAACTGGGCTACTAAAGCGTGTCATAAAAGATCTTGAAAAGATTGGAGTTGATGCAGAAACACTAAAGGATAGTAAGGAAACTAGCAATCATAAAATTGTAAATGTAAAAAAGTATAAGTATAGGGACTACCAAAGTGCCGCTATTACTCACTGCTTGAATAATAAAAGAGCTATCGTAGACTCCCCAACTGGTAGTGGTAAAACTATTATAATGGCTGGGTTGGTGGCTGCTATACAGAAAGAAGACCCCTCCGTAACAGTTACTATTCTCTTTAGAGAGAAGGGGATTCTAAATCAAACTTATAAGTTCTTCCAAGAGTGTGGCATCCAGAACCTAGGAGTAAACTCAGGGGAAGGATACGAGCATGGGCTAGTAATGTTGTCTACCGTTCAGAGCATAGAAAGGATTATTGACACCCACCTTGAAAGCTCGAAATTGCTGATGGTTGACGAAGCCCACCAGTTCTGCAAGGGGGATACCACTATAGCTGCCGTTGAGAGCTTCCCTAACGCCGACTACCGCTTTGCTTTCACAGCGACCCCACCGAGGGAGGGGGCTAAAGACATCAACGCTAGGATGGTCCTAGAAGGCGCGTTCGGGGAAGTGTACAGCACCAGGACCGCTGAGGAATTGATCAAGGACGGAAGCCTCGCTAAACCAATAATTCAAATAGTAGACATTCCACCCCCCTCGTCAGTGGAATCCAAAATGGCTTACATTGACATCTACGAAGAGTTTATTGTAAACAATGAGTATCGTAATAATAAGATAAAAGAGATTGTATCTAGGGTATACGAAGCAAATGCAAATGCTAAGATCCTTATCCTAGTAAAGAATCTGCGACATATTGAGAACCTAAAGAAACTAGTAGGAAACTATTACGGCATCGAGGGTAAGGATGATATTGGGGCAAGATACGACATTATTCAAAAGTTTATAAACGACGATAAACCAGCTACCATCATTGGAACTAATGTTATGCAGACTGGGATCAGTATCGACGAGATAACGCACATGATAAACGCTAGAGGCTTATCCGGTGAAGTTCCGACTATCCAGGGTTTGGGTCGTGGAACTAGAAAGTCTAAAGGCAAGGATAAAGTCTACCTCTATGATTTCCAAGATAATGTAAAGTATTTGGATGACCATTCCAAGCAACGAATCAAGCACTATAATAACTTGAAATTCGAGGTTACGTACATAAAGATATGACAACTAGCAGAGAAGATATTATTACGAGAGAAGAACAGTTAGATACTCTGAGCAATCTCACAAAAGATCAAATTGCGATGCTAATCAATTGCGAGGATAGAATGTCCGAGATTAGAAAAGATGGCAAGATAACGGAAAGAACCCTTAGAGAGCTAACAAGCGTTATGAGGGAATTAGATTCTTTGAGAGAGCTATTCTACCTAAGACTTTTCAACTCTCTAAAGCGTGGCGATATCCTACGCTAAAGGACTATAAATATTCGTCTAGAAGTCCCACCAACTTCAGTGTAGTCAATGGTGAGGTCTACGTCCCCCAGTCGCCAATCCGTTGACGGCGCTTTGCCCCCAGGGGTGACAAGGGTGTAGGAAGCGAGAAGTCTAACGGCTTGAGTTGATGCCTGACTACCCGCACCCACTGATATGGTGGACCCAGTGTTAGATGCAAAGACTCCCGTGACAGTAAGACTTAGAGTTTTGCTATCAAGTGGCGCAACGAGACAGGTTGTAGTCCCATCGCCTTGTACTATATCCAATACTACTGAATGTGATGTTAGCCTTGAGGCATCAGCGGTTCTATCGGTCCAAACCGCTGCTACCGAATTCACCGTTGCCCCCGTAGGGACACCCCACGTCTCCCAAGTGTCTCCATTCTGATACAACGCATCCTCAGTTTGGGAAGTATTATTATTTGTACAAGTAAACGCTATTGAGGGTTCTGTAGTATTCTGAGCAGCCGTTATGTTAGCTGCATTACCTTGATCTACGAGGTCATTACCAGTCTCGGTAAAATCAAATCCTTTTTCAACGATAGCCATTAGGTTATGCTCATATGCATACTTAGATGCAGAGTATCTATTGTGCCCGCCACACTAGTAATCTCTAGCCAAATATACTCTGAAGCTGACACGGAGCCTGTTACTGGGATAGTTTCTCCTGTAAGAGACCCAGTTCCGCTAGCGATGATTAGTGTCCCGTCAGTTCTATCCGAACCCTTATACACTGACCAAGCTGCACTAGGAGTTGTCCCACTCAATACTGTGTTTATTGAATTTATGGAATACCCTTGAACAGCATTCATTATAGTTATTCTGTCAGTGTCGGTAGGGCTTTCGATGGTTATAGACTTCTCTAAAAGAATGCTGTGAGCAGGACCAGATGCTATGTGGGAATCAATTTGAGTATGGGTGTTAGTTCCTACCCCAGATATACTTTCGTGGCCTCCAACTAAGTATGCGGAAGATGCTGTACTCCAATAAAGGATTTGACCAGATGCTTGAGGGTTCGTACTGATTACATCATGCAACTCATGTATGTCTTCACCCTTATCTATACTTACAAATATTCTACCATCCCCCTCTGCAACCCTTTCTACAATACCAACTCTAATGGGATGGTTTGGGGGAGTAACAGGAGGTATGTTAGTAAGGATGCCAGCAGACGGGCTTATGTATA